CCTCCGGGTGGACGACGCTGGTCGGTATCCAGTCGCAGAATGCTGCCAGGCATTTTGCCCGGCAGCATTCTGCGACTGGATACCGACCAGCGTCGTCCACCCGGAGGAGGGCGCCTGATCCGCCGGCATCATGGCCCAGAACTCAAACCGGAACTTCGCGTCCTCACGGACTGACTGCCAGGTGCCAAGCTGTTTATTGCTGTTGCCGCCGTTGTTCTCATCCCGTCTCAACTTCAGGCTCTTATCGCCGGTGAATTTCTGAGACGCTACCACAACGGCGGTACCGCTCCCGCCCAGCACCTGGCCATCGCTGTAGCTTTCAAATGTACCGTCAACCCACGGATTAGCTCCCTGAGTGCGGATGGTATTGATGGTGCTGGTCAGCGACGTGATGCTCTGCGACTGGCTGGTGATAGTGTTTTCCACCTGGCTTACGCGACCAGTCAGTGAACTCACTGCAGTCGTGTCAGCCTTTTTACTCACCGTATCGTTTGTCGACCTGAGGCTGTTCTCCAGCGCCGTTATCGAGGAACTCAGGGAGTCAATATTACCCCCCTGGGTCTTCACTGTGTTCTGGAGCGTGGTAATTGCCGACGCGTTCGCATCAGCCTTCATCATCACACCGCCGGCTGCACCCAGCCCCATCATTATCCCGTTCACAAATTCGACTGAGGTCGAAATGTGAGCGGTGGCATCTCCACCGGTTGGCGCACGCAGTTCCAGACCATCGCCCGACCTCATGCCTTTGCGGCCAAGGAGAATATAGGCACCACGATACGGCAGGGAGTTGACGACTTCGGATGTACCACCAAGAGATTCCAGAGCAGACAATATCTTACCTCGGTTGCCAGATGGCTCATCGAATGTCAGGACGCAAACGTAAGTGCCACTAGTCAACGCCCCGATATCAGCCGACATCGTGTCGCCATTATTCGCGCTGCCAAAGACATCGTATGTTTTGGAGGTCGCAATCACCGCTGATCCGTCGCTTTGTTTTGCAAAAGTGACCAGCGCCCAGCTGCGACCAGGGGTAAACAGGTTTTTGCCGCTTTCATCAAAAACCCCAGGAGTTACGCTGTTGCCAATCCCCCGTGCAGTGACAGTAAACACAGTGCGACGGTTCATCGAGGCCTGCAGGCTGGTAATGCTACTGTTCGCCGCAGTTAAATCGCCCCCCTGAGATGTCACCGTGTTCCGGAGATCCTGCAATGCAGAAGCATCAGCCTTCCTGGCAATGTTGTTCTGAGCTGTCGACAGCCCGTTTTCCAGCGATGTGGTGCGATTACCGATAGAGCTTATGGAAGTGCCCTGCTGATTCACCGTACTCTGTAACGAAGACAGCGCAGAAGAGTCCGCTTTTTTAGCAACGTTTGCATCAGTTGTCGCCAGACTATTCTTCAGTAAAGAAATATTGCTGGACGCCGACGTTATATCCTTGCCCTGCTGAGTCACTTCGTTAGTGAGATCAGCGATCGCCTTGGCGTTCGCGATAGTACCGGCATTTCTGCGGGTCACCTTAATGTTATAGATCGTGAGCGTAATGGCGTTTCTGCTATAAGGTTGGAGATAGCCAGTTGTCGCGCCAGCCGGGACAGTGATGGTTCCAGTTACGGCTTTCTTCTCGCCAGCTGCATAATTTAACGCCTCCACGTAGACCGAGTTGTTCGTCAGGCTCGGGCCATCGAAGCGAATACCCCATGCCAGACCGTTGATTGCGGCACCAGCCAGACAAAGAAGACTAAAGTCTAGAATGTCGCCAGGTGTTACGGAAAACTTAGGTGAAGTTGGCGCCCATGCTGCTGTATCGATCACAGCCGGATAACCGTCAACAGTTGTTGCATGACCACCCCAACCCTGAGCGTTATTCAACATTGCGGAGTTTGGAACAATGTTGTCGCCCACCGTTAAAGTATTTTCTAACGACGTTACGCGATTACCCTGGCTCGTCAGAGCGTCGCCCTGAGAAGTCACGGTGTTCTGGAGAGCGTTCAGCGCAGTTGAGTCAGCCTTTTTACTGACATTACTGTTTGTCGTGTTCAGGTTGTTCTGCAGGCTTGTAATGCTGCTTGAGGCTGAAGCAATATCTTTGCCCTGCTGGGTAACCGTATTTTGCAGTGTCTGGAGAGCTGCGGCGTCCGCCTTCTTCGCGACGTTCGCGTTGGTCGTGTCCAGATTGTTTTTCAGATCCGTAATGCTGGTGGACTGCGACGCAATATCTTTACCCTGCTGGGTTACAGTATTCTGGAGGGAATCCACCGCAGATGCGTCTGCCTTCTTCGAGACGTTCGCGTCTGTGGTCTTGAGATTGTTTTCCAGGTTCGTTGTGCGATTACCAACGCTGCTCAAATCTTTGCCCTGCTGCGTCACCGTACTCTGTAACGAAGACAGCGTAGAAGAGTCCGCTTTTTTAGCAACGTTTGCATCAGTTGTCGCCAGACTATTCTTCAGTAAAGAAATATCGCTGGACACCGACGTTATATCCTTGCCCTGCTGAGTCACTGTGTTCTGCAGCGAGGCCAGTGCAGAGGCATCCGCCTTCTTGCTAACGTTAGCATTCGTCGCGGTCAGCTCATTCTGAAGCTGGGTGATGCTGTTGCCTTGAGACGTGATTGAGCCTTCGGCTTTAGTCACACGGCTATCAAGACTACTCAGCGCCTGACTATTGCCAGAAATCGCGTCAGACAGATCCTCGGAAGCCGGCGACCACGAGGTGCCCTTATTCCCTTCTTCCAGTTTCACCTGGTAGATCTGACAACCGGTCTTCTGGGACTTATCTTCAAACAGGAATCGCAATCCGGCAACGCCTACGAAAAGCGTCGAACCAGATTCAGCTGTAATTGTTCCAACCCATTTGTACAAGTCACCATCACGCGTAACGATGCCGTTCTGCGAATAGTATCGCAGAGACCATGAGTCAGTCCCGACAGCGGAACGACCGATGACTGCAGAAGTGAACGGCTTAGTTGTTCCGAAGCCATCCGCGTACTCTTTAAACCAAAGAGTCATCGTGTACTGAGTTTTAACAGCGATATTTTTACCAACCAGACCCGTAATCGCTTTCAGCTCATAACTGGTGAAGCCGGAAGTCGGAGACAGACACAGAGCCGGGGCGCCGCTCTTATCGGAGTTACGAAGAAGGTTGCTCGCGCCAATATACAAGCTATCAACGTCGTTTTTAAGCTGGGTGATACTGTTACCCTGAGACGAAATGGAGCTACCCTGCTGCGTCACGGTGTTCTGGAGAGCGTTCAGCGCCGTCGCATCAGCTTTCTTTGCAACGTTGGCATTGGTGGTGCTCAGGTTGTTCTGCAGGCTTGTAATGCTGCTTGAGGCTGAAGCAATGTCTTTGCCCTGCTGGGTAACCGTATTTTGCAGTGTCTGGAGAGCTGCGGCGTCCGCTTTTTTCGCGACGTTCGCGTTGGTCGTGTCCAGATTGTTTTTCAGATCCGTAATGCTGGTGGACTGCGACGCAATATCTTTACCCTGCTGGGTTACAGTATTCTGGAGAGAAGACAATGCGGAGGCGTTGGCGTCGATTTTGACACTATCTGTCACATCGATGACATAGAAATCATCAAAGCAACGACTCCCGGCTGTCAAACCGTTACTCAGCGTAACCGGGAGCTTGGCTGTCTCCGTGGCCTTCCAGCGACCGGAAATCAGCGTCCAGTCGGAACCGATCGTCCCGCTATTGTACGGTCGCTCAAACACCGGCTGACCAGCGGAGTTGCCGATCCGCAGCTTGTTGTTACCTGCTCCGTTATCAGTGGTCGCTCCGAGATCCTTAACCCATACCCCGATTTCATAGGTTCGCCCCTGAACAAACGGGATGTATTGCCCCGGAGTCACATTCCCCGGATCAACCTTCAGCGCCCGCGTCCCGCTATGAGGAACGGAAACCTCCACCACACTGGTCGCGGTTGACCGCCCGGTGTAACCATCCAGCCCGCGTTCAAACGAGGGATTCACGACCAGGTTACCCGGTATCTGCCCGCTGGCATCGATATCTGCCGCGACCTGCGAGAGGCTGTTCGACAGGTTCGTCAGCGAATTGCTCTGGCTCTCCAGCGTTTTGCCCTGCTGCGTCACTTTCGTGTCGAGCGTGGCCAGCGCAGTCGCATCGGCTTTCTGCGCCAGCGCTTTATCGGTATTCGCCAGATTTCCGGTCAGCTTCGTGATGGCGCTGTTCGCAGCCGTCAGGTCATTGCCCAGCTGTGTGACGGTATTGGTCAAATTCTGCACCGCTGTCGCATCAGCCTTTTTGGCCACTGCGGCATTGGTGGTTGCCAGCCCGTTTTCCAGCTGGGTTGTCCGGTTGCCGGTCGAGGTCAGCAGATTACCCTGTTGAGTCACGGTGGTGGTCAGGGAGTCAACCGCCGCCGCCGTGGCATCCGCAGTATCCTGAACCTTTTGCGCCGCTGTCACATTTCGCATATGCCAGTCCGTAACGAACCATACGGTGCCGAATGGGCTGGACTGGTTAATTTGCAGGAATGGACGGAAGAAGCCGCGATCGACAATCCCCTGAGTAATTTTGAATCGCCAGGTTACTCGCTGCCATGTGGCCGACGCCTTGCGGTTGCCGCCGGATGACAGAGGCGCGCCCACGCTGCCGCTTGGCCTTGTTGCGGTTCCGAGATACAGGTTGAAATCAGCGGAGCCGGTACCACACGCGACGAGAGCAGACATTTCATAGACATCCCCCAATGTCGCCGGAATAGCAGCAAAATTGGGGTGATGGTCGCGAGCCGCAATGCGTGCAACATAAGCGTATGGGCAATTGGCTGGCACGCCCTCAGACGAGCTGGAAACCACAGTGAAGCCCATCTGACTAAACTCTGGGTCAAATGTCGGGTTGCTAATCAAATCGCCACTTGTCGCATTCCCTGCGCGTACAGATGAATTAAGCGCAGTGATACTGCTATTCGCAGAGGATAAGCCCGATTCTGTTTGATCGACGCGCCCGGACAACACGCTTAAAGCGCTCTGATCCGCTTTTTTACTGACGTTGTTATTGGTCGTTGCCAGGTCATTTGTCAGTTTGGTGATGCTGTTACCCTGACTGGTGATCTGGTCACCCTGTTGGGAGACGGTCGAGTCCAGTGTCGAAATCGCATTGGCATTAGCGTCTGCTGTACTTTGCGCATTGTAGGCATCAGTCACTTCGGTAATGACCAGGTCATCAATGAGGAATGAGTTACCCGCCTTAACGCTGCTAACGTTAGGAATAGAAATCCTCACCATTGCCTGCTTAATACCGCTCTTGCTGCTCTTCAGATAGCCACTGACTTTCGTCCAGGTGTCTGCGGACAGATCTTTTGCCGACTTAATGAGTGCCGGCCACTGCCAGGAGTTGTCCTGATACTGGAGCGATAAGCCGACGGAAATCTGCACGTTCTCGGCCATAGCGGTACTCTTGGCATCCAGCTTAACCCAGCATTCCATATAGAAGACTGCGTTATCGCGAACCTGGAATCCGCTGAAAATGTGGGTATCAGTGTTGTCATTTGCATTGGCATTGTAGTCATTCGGACGCGTCACACGAATGCATTTATTGCCGCCATGCGAGTCGTCAGTGGTCACGATGGCACGGTTATTCGCCAGATTGTGGCCAACCGCGTAGCTTTCAAAAGTGCCATCAGGAAGCAGATTAGCGCCGCGTTTGGATTGCTGGCTCAGAGAGCTGCTGAGCGACGTAATGTTGCTGTTCGCCGCCGTCAGACCGGACTCAGTCTTCTCCACGCGTCCGGTTAGCGAGTTCATCGCCGTCTGATCCGCTTTGCTGGCCACATTCGCGTCTGTCTGCGTCAGCGCATTCCGGAGCTGGGTGATGCTCTGCGAATTGCTGACCACATCATTGCCAATCTGGCTGACATTCGAGCTGAGTACGCCGGCTGCGTTTGCCAGCGCGGAAACACCGAGACCGGAGTACATCTCAGCAACCTTGTCTGACAGCTTCAGGCCCAGGTTGATATACGCCTGGCCGGTCCACTGATTCACCAGAAACTCAACGGTATTCCAGCCAACTTTCAGTTCAAAACTGCCGGTAGTCCAGCTGGCATTCCCCCAGGCAACCTGAACGCCATTCACAAATATGGCGCCGGTATCATCAAAAATCCTGTTACCGGGCGCCATTGTGATGGTGGTATCGGCGGCCACTTTCACCTGGCAGGAATACAGCGCGATCAGATAGCTGCCAGCGGATGTAAAGTCCAGTTTGGCCGCGTCGGACACCTCATCCACGACCACGGGCGCCACGGCGCGAATATCGCTGAATGACGGGACTGTCCCGGCATTAGCCAGCTGCACAGGATAGATCCGACGGGACCAGCTATTCGGCTGGCCATTGACCAGCTGATTCGACAGACTGGTGATGCTGTCAGTATTGCTTCGAATATCCTGGCCGTTTTGCTCTACCTGCTGCGTTAAGGCAGTGACCGCAGCCGCTTCGGCTTTCTTCGCCAGCGCGGCATTTGTCGTGCCCAAATCGCTCGTCAGTTTCGTGATGGACTGACCCTGGCTGGTTATCCTGTCGCCCTGCTGGGTAACCGTAGACTCCAGCCCGCTCAACGCCTCATTCGTACCAGCCAGGCCCGTTTCCGTCTGGCCCACCCGGTTAGTGAGTGATGTTAACGCGGCGCCCTGCGATGTCAGCGTGGCACCCTGTTGCTCAACTTTCTGCGTCAGGGACGTCAGCGCGGCTGCATCGGCTTTTTTCCCGAGGCTGGTTTCCAGGCCACCGATACGGCTCGCCTGCGCGCGCTGCTCTGTCGTCAGAGAACTCAGTTCACCAGAAACAGCAGCTTTGTTGTCGTTAAACTGCGTCTGCAGGGACTCTCTGGCCTTAACTTCCGCCGAGATGGCGGTAACGCGTGCGGTTTTTTCCTGGTACAGCAGCCCGGAGGTGACTTTCTCCAGATCGCTCCCATCATAGGAGCCACGCATCTGCGCCGCCAGCGTGCTGCGTGCCTGTGCTTCGGCGGTCAGCGCGTTACTCAGCGTACTGCGCACATCCTGCAGAGCCGCCGTACTGGCGCCGGGTGCTGGCCGGCCAACGGCGATCCAGTCGAATTCGATAAAGTTGCTGGCATCCTGCTGGTTCGTCAGGTCCAGGCGAATACGATCAATGTTCCCTGTCCACGGAATATCACGCACCGTCAGGGTTGCCACCCCATCGGCATATTCCGGCTCAGCAACAATGTATCGCTTCGTGTTATTGAAGTTTTCGCCGGCAGACACCCAGCGGATCTCACCCGCCCAGACTGGTTTACCGGTTTTACGAAAGCGCAGCATGATGAAGCGGTACGCCGCACCATCGACAGCCAGTCCGCCAGGAGAGGTAATGTACGGATCGGTGGCACTGTCCGCCGGGCGTAACCAGCCATCCTGGGACACACCCGGTACGCCGGCGCTGCCGGTCCAGCCCTCGGTCGTCTGATTGTTGAAATGCCAGATAACCTGCGAATCGAACTGGATATTAGCGCCGGCAGCGAGGCTGGACATTTCCCGCGCCAGATTCTCATCGGCAGTCTTCATCACCTGAGTCAGGCTCTCGATACTAGCCTCAATCCCCTGCGTTGCCGCCAGCAGTTCATCAGCGGCCTGTGCCGCCTTCGCGTTAACATCGGCGATACGATCCGCGGTCTCCTGCTTCACTGCATTGGTCAGCGTGGTGTTAACCTGAGACAGCGACTGCTTCAGGCCATTTTCGGCAGTCTTTATCTGCGCATTCAATGCGGCATCGCCGTCGGCCAGCGTTTTGCTGACCCTGGCAATCTCCAGGTCGATGGTGGCGTTGATTTCTGCAGCCGTATCAGTGACTGACTGTCTGACCTGGGTGATGCTGTCGGTCAGCGACTTGTTCACAGTTGCGATCTGCTTGTTCGCATCTGCGACGGCGGATTTTGCCTCCTGAACGCCTTTGTTTGCCTGAGCCAGACCAGAATCGAGAGCTTCATTGACCGAGGTGATCTCATCCGTGATAGTTTTATTCACGGCGGAGATCTTCCCGTCAACATCAGCCGTGATGCTTTTCGCCGATGCATCAATATCCTGGCTGACCTGCTTCGCCTGGTCTTCGGCTTCCTTACGCAGAGCTTCAGCGGTCTGCTCCAGTTCCTGCTGCGTATTGCGGATACCTTCCTGTGTTTCGCTAATGGTGCGCTGCGTTTCCTCCCAGGCAGCCGTATCCTTGATCGCGTCGGTCAGGTTTTCGTAGTAGTCATCAAAGTTATCGCTGGCCATCCCCTGGACCCAGCCGGTCCACGGGCTTTCATTGCCAAGACGATCCACAAGGCGCGCCCGATACCAGAATTCTGCGCCCATACTGAGGCCCATCTGCTGATAGCTTTTCCCCGGATAGGCTACGTCTGATAACGGCATTGGCGCACTGCCGTCCTGGTTTTTGCTGTACTGCAGTTCCGTGCGCAGCGTATCCCCGGAGCCGGTCGGAAACTCCCAGCTAACCTGGACTCCATGAACCAGCGAACGGGTTGCCAGCGCCAGCGGTGCCAGCGGCTCGCCGACCTTGCCGGTCAGGGTTTTCTCTTCGGAATACGCCCAGCCGCTCGAGATCTCCGCCGCATTTATCGCGCGGACGCGAACCAGATAACGACCGGCATAAATGCCGCTGACCTCAAACGAGGTGGTCGAGCTGCGCGGCACATTAATCCAGTTCCCGTCGTTACGGCGCCACTGTGCCTCGTAGGCAATAGCGCCGCTGACAGCTGACCAGTTAACCTGCATCGTTTCGACGCTGATCCCCTGATTCACGACCGAGCGGGATGTGATGACAATATCGTCAGGAGGTGACTGGTTGCCCGCCGGCAATACGCTAACCGGGCGCTGGTCGATAATAGCGCCGGTATCGATGCGGGCGAATTTATCCGGGTCATGTGCCACGCCGGTGATCGTGAGGGTGGCATCGCTGTTCTCTTTTACCCCTGTAACCCGGTACTGCTGCAGGAAGAGGTCATCGGATTCAACGGCCCAGACGCATTCCCGTTCTGGTGTCTCACTGTACGCCGTTGTGACCGTAATCTGCCGGCGTCCGTTAACAGCCTGAATGGTCCGGCTCTGTGAGATACCGGATGGCAGGTTTAGCTGGAGACGGTCGCCAGGTTTGGCATCCACATCACGATCCAGAGTAATCNCCCGGCCATTCNCCGCGCTGATTCGCCCGCCGTTGACCCGTCCGGCCAGCAACTCATCCGCCAGGGCAATGATATAACCGGGTTGAGGAATGCGACCGTCCAGCCCCACATCAAACTCAACGACCCGGTCTTTGTTGTTGGTCAGTATGCCCCACAGCCCCTTACGGTGGGCTTCGCTCTGGCGCGTACAGCCAATCGCGGTCAATTCGAGCTGGTTAAAACTGTAGCGGGAAACCAGTTCCGGGATAAACGCCGGCTCCATCGCATCAGCATAAGCATTATCCGGATCAGACCAGGAAACCAGGGCGTTGGTGTACCGAACCTGGCTGCTGCTGCTCGAATAACGGGGTTTGCCGACAATATTGGCGCGCGTATAGGTAAAATCGACATCACGCGGCATATCAGCCTGCACAACAATCTGCTCACCGTTCCAGCAAGTCATGCCCCGGAAAATGGCGGCAAAGTCTCGCAGTACGGTGTAAGCATCGTTGCGTTCCTGGACGTAGACGTTACAGGTATAGCGCGGCTCCATGCCGTCACCACCGCGCCCGTCAGGAACCAGCTGATCGCAGTACTGTGCAATCTGGTACAGCGTCCATTTCGAAATATTGGCGCTGCTCAGACGATTACCGAGACCAAAACGGTCAGCTGTAACAATGTCGTAATAGATCCAGGCCGGGTTATCCGNCNAGGCCCATTNAAACCCGCCGGTCCAGACGCCGGTATATTCGCGGGTTTCCGGATTGTAGTTATCCGGCACACGAATCACGCGCCCACGCGGCTCACAGGAAATTTGCGGAATGGAGCCATTAAACTGGCTGGAGTCGAACTCGATATAAAGCAGCGCGGTGTTGGGATAACGCAGCTTCGCGTCAATCACTTCGGTATAGCTCTGCAGCGTCATCACGTCGCCAACTTTGACACTGTTTGCATCCGGAGAGATTTTACGCAGGCGTAGCGTCCAGGTACTGCCGGCATGGGGCAGATCAATACGATGGCTCCGCTCATAACCGGAGGTGGTTTTACCCGTGACAGCGGTTTCCAGCACCGTCTGCCAGGCGCCGCCGTCGGTCTGCAGGTCAATCGTATACTTGACGGTATTGCCCACCACGTCGCCATCATCTTCCTGTTTCATCAGGGACGGCCATTTCAGGCGGACACGAACGGCAGAAAGCTGGGTATTAGTAAAGGTATGGGTCCAGGCTGTCTTGCTGGAAACTTCCGTTCCCACACTGATTTCATTTTCAGTACCGGGAATACCCTGAATATAAGTCTGAGCCTGCGTGCCGGGGCGAAATTCCCAGGACACGCCACTGAAGTTTTGCGAACCATCAGCATTTTCAAGCGGGGTGCCATCAAGATAAATATCTTTCCCGGTTAAACCACCTGCAAATTCACCCTCACCTAATGCGAGCAGAATTTTGGCTTTCGCAACGGACTGTAAATCATCCGGCTGTTCCGTCGGTGTACGCTGCTTTGAGCCGCCACCCTTGCGCCCTTTAATTATGTTATTTGCCATATTACGCCCATAAAAAAAGCCACCGCAAGGTGGCCTGAATTGGATGGTTTACTGAATAAAACTTATTGCTGGTCTTCTACGTAAATACCGGCAGATATAATGGCGCCGCCAATTCGCCGTTTGCCATAAAGCAAAGGGACCGGGTATCCCTGAGAGGCAGTGTTCGTCACGCCCCCAAAGGCGTAGGACGCTTTATTGTCAGCGGATTCTTTTCGTGCCAGGCCTGCTGGCTGTGGGGAAAGCATCTGAACGACGCCGCCGAGCATCATGGCGCCGCCAGCCAACCCGACATTCCACGCAGTGCCTGCGGCTAAAGCACCGGCGCCGGCAGGTCCAAGCATAACGGCAGCAGCTATGATTACTGCGCCAAGGATAGTCTGCAATACCCCTGCTTTTTTACTACCAATAACAACAGGGACTATTTTTATAGTTTCATCATTAACAGGATAAGAAAAATCATTTAGCCCTATATTTTTCCCGTTCTTGAATATCGCAAAAGTCAATCCTCGTTCTTTCGCTTTATTCATGAACATTTCAAAGCCACTGATCGTACAGCAAAGCGCCTGAATAGCTTCATTTGTAGTGGCTACTAGGCGCTTATGTTTTTTACCAAATCGCTTTCCTAATTCACCGCTCAGCTCAATATTAACCATTGACTCCTGAACTGTAATCATACAACCACACCTTTTTTATATGCATGATTTGATCACCGATTTCATTTCAGCGCTTCTTCTGGCATTTTGAGAGAAGTAAATAACTTTACTTTTCCCATCTTGGTCAGGAATCACATCTGCAACCCAAGTATATACGTCTATATAGACAGTCTTACCGTTTTTATAAGGCTGAATATATACCGGGACAGGTCCTGTTAGAAAACTTTTTTCCTGCCAGCCTGATAAAATGCACTCAGAAACATCATTCACATTCTTATTCGAATGAAATATTTCTTCCGGACCACTCTGACGGACTTCCGACGGTGACTTACAACCAGTAAGAATGAATGCCCCGATAATAATCGGCAATGCTAAAATAATTTTCACTAATTCATCTCCTTTTAAAGAAGACGAAATATTAACATAGAGACTTATACCGAACGACCTTCATCGTCCTTTCCATCCAGTACCCACCATACGGCACGCGCTTGCTGAGATGGCCATACAAGTGATGCAGCAGCAGGTTCCCTTCCAGCAGAATCCCGGCGTGGTTCCACTTATCCGCCTGCACCTGCATGATCACCATATCACCCGGTTGCGGTGGACCATCAAACTCACGGAACCCGCATTCATACCAGCAGTCCTGATAAAAATTGTCCGGATACTCCTTTTCCCACCACGGATAATCGACGCGGTAATCGTGCAGCTCGATGCCGTGGGTTTGCCGAAAATAGCTCATCACCAGGCCCCAGCAATCGTAGTGGCCCAGCACGAATGGTCGCTCGAGGAGCGGCAACTCACCACGCGGGTGGATGGTACGGAGATCGCCTTCTGGCCAGCTGATAATATGCCAGGGGAGAAGGGTCGCGTCGCATTGCGCTTTATCCAGTTCGCTCGGCTGGGTGGTGGCATCAGGATGGCTGTGAACAATACCGGTGATCGTTCCCCATTCCTCAACCTCCGCATAATCCTCCGGCGCCAGCACAAAATTATCTTTCGACTCTGTGGCCAGGTTCCGGCAGGGGAAATAACGCTCCGCTCGGCCCCTCTGGGCGACGAGGCCGCAGGCCTCGCGCGGATATTCTGCGGCCGCATGTTCCTGGATGGCCTTAATCGTTTTCTGACGCATATCAGCTCCTGATTAATGAGGTGCCGGGGAACCCGCCAAACGGCAGTTCGCTATTCTCACCATGACGTAATTTGCAGGCCGTGAGCGTTCCGTTGCAGACATCCTGCGACGGGTCATCAACTGGCTGATTGTTCCTGTCAAAATACCGGGTGCCGGCATAGTCGCACCCGTTACCGCTGCGGTATTGATTGCGGATACACCAGGTGCAAATCGCATGCAGCTGGCGAGTGGGGATCATCATCCCCTGCAGGGCAAACGGGCTGGAGAGAGTAAATTCCACCTTCTCATCGTCTTCATAATGCTTTACGTCAATGAAGAAAAGGCGCCGTTTCTCCTGCGTCGGATCAGCTGAGGCATTCCCGTCCGGAAAGTTCTTCGCATCGAGATACTGTTTTTGCGTGTCGTGGATGACAACCCGCGCCAGAGCCAGATCGTCGTAATGAAGACAGAGCGCGGATATTTTCCCGTCGATGTTCCCTACCCGCAGCGTTGGCTGCGCGTCGCTGCCAGTGGTGGATGACTCGATCCCTTCGATTACACATGGCCAGGCTTTATACTCCCGCCCCTGCCACCAGATGCTTTTCGCAGGCAGCTTATCCAGGTCGCCGTCAGCGGCGAGGATTTCGGCTGCAGTATGGGGGACGTTATAGCCGTGGAAATACAAAACCTCGTCCAGGCCAAACGCCTGGCCATCGATCTCCAGGAGACGAACCTCATCGCCTGGCTCTAACTTCTGATAATTCGCGTTAAGGCTCATGGTTTAAATGCCTGAATAAAAGTGGCTGAAAGTGAGTAATTTCCGCCGCCCAGCGGCACCGGTTTATATTGTTCGCAGCGGTAAAGCCCCACCTCTTCCAGCGGCGGGGTCCACTGAAACGCGCGGGTGCCGGCATGACGGTCGAAGAACTGCTTAATCGGACGGATATAGTCCTCCGTACCGACAAAACTCAGCTCCCAGTCCTGTGATCGGGTGTTAATACCATCGCCGGATACCTGCGCATACCCGTCACCGAACTGCGCCTTCCGGACACGAAAGTTAACGATCTGCTGGGGATTAACCCGCGGACTCCAGGTGAATATCTCAATAGCCATCAACGTTGCCCTTTAACTGCATTCCAGACCATCCCGCCAGGGCGCATATCCTGCGCCATCAGCTCCCTGTATTTTTTCTCCACAAACGAGCCAATCTGCTGGCCAAACTGCTCAAAACCAGACGGTGCCTGCGTTGAGGTGTTTCCGCCTTCAATCGTGATATAGACTTTTGGCCCTTCCGACACGCCGGCGTTCTGACCACCACCCACCGCGCGTACACCCAGCGAACCATCACCGGCACGCGTCAGCGGCATGATGGCCTCCGGCCCGGCCTCGCCAAATACGCCGGCCCCTTTTGCGAAAGCGAAGAACTGCGGAGAGTCGTAGACCTGGTTGCTGTAGGCACTTAATGAAGGAGAATCGAAGACACCGCCTTTGGCATAACCCGGTATTTGAAAGTTAAAGTTATTACCCGCATTCTGAATCGCAGTTCCTGCGCCGACATCAGCCGCTCCAGAAACACCACCTGCAATACTCACTCCAGCTCCCACCACACCCATGATGGTTTGCATGATAGTGCTGGTAACAAGAGCCTGAGCGGCCATATCAACGAGGTTTTTTATGACCGACTGCGTGAGCGAGGAAAACAGGTCAGCCATGTTCTCCTTAAAGCTTCTCGTCCGCGTCAGCATGCTCGTCAGGAAGTTGCTTGAGCGCTCATGGGCCGTTTCAAATAACCCGACGGCCAGGCTCTGGAATTCTCCCTGTGATCGGTATAACTCCAGTGACGTCTGATACTGCGCATCGGCGGATTCTTTCGTCGCCTTCTGCATCAGCATTTCGTACTGTTCTTTGCTGATCGCGCTGCCCTGGTAGTACGCCTGCAGCAATGCCTGCCGCTGCGCAAGCTGATTGCGCAGCGAGACCAGTGGATCAACTTCGCCGGCGATATCCAGTGCCGGCGCAGCGATTTCATCGGCATGCGCCTGCAGCAGCTCTTTCGCAGTATCTCTGGCCAGCGTTATTCGTGCGGCCTGGTACTCTTTTTCATCAAGAAGGCGGGCTTTGAAAAGCTCAGCCAGGTCCCGGCTGGCTTCCTGCTCTTTTCGCAGAGTTTCCTGGGCGGGGGAATACTGCGCGGCCAGATCCAGTCGCTGTTTCTGGTAATTCTCTGCGTTCATTAACAGCGCGCGCTGCAGGTCAGCATCACTGGCGCCATTTTTCTTCGCCGCTTCCTGCAGCTCCCTGTTACTGTCCTTTTCCTGCAGGTTAATTCTGGCCAGGCTGGACGCATGGGCTTCTTCAATTTGCTGCCGCAGCGTTTTGAACTGGTCGACCTTGGACTTACTGCCTTTCCCCGTGCCGGTACCGCCATCGCCGCCCCAGGGATTTCCATCTCCGGTCTCTTTGGGGGGCGTGCTTAACGCCCCTTTCAGATCGTCCGTAAGGGAGGTTATTTTTCCCGATAAACCCAGCTGAGCCAGTGTTTTTGCATCACTGACACGCTTAATGTTTTCCTCGGTTTTGCGGAGTCCCTCGTTAACGCTATCGAGATCCGCCCGTGCACGCGCCTGGCCTTTTGTTACCCCTTCCAGCTGGCCGAAGGGGTCAAACCCTTTCAGGCTGTCGATACGACTGTCGGCATCCTGAATCTCTTTCATCAGCTGGTTACGCTGCACGACCTGGTTTTCGTACTGATCCTCCAGGTCGAACTGCTTCACATTTAGCTGGTTAAGCGAGAGGCGCATCAGCGCTTCACTGGTTTCGACTACGGCATCTTTTAAATCAATGGCTGACTGCCTGGCCTCCTTTGCTTTCTCATGAAAGTAAAGGAGGCCCGAACCGGCCAGCATCGCGGCGCCGAACGGACCACCGATTATATTTAATGCACCTCTTGCCAGCCCCACCGCAACGGAGGCCGCGCGGGCTGATATCGACAATTGCCGGTTTGCCGCCGCCAGTTTCAGTTTCGCCTGGCTGGCCAGATTGGTTTGTTCAGTTTCCTGTCGGATGAGGCGGGTAAACTCATCCTGGTAACTGATATTCATCCCGTACTGTTTAGCCGTCCGCTCCATCTGCCGGTAGTGGCCAAACTCAGCGTCGTTCTGTTTCAGGATGGCAGCTGTCGAATCCAGAGTTTTGCGGGCAATATCCGCATCAGCCTGCGCCCGCGCTTTTACCGCCGCCTGGCTTTCCCGCCAGGCCGCGATATTCTCCCGCAGCCCTGCAGTCAGTTTCGTGGATAACACGGGGATCAGGCTGTAAAGCGCCACGCTGGAGACGGTGTTGAAATTGTCTGCCAGGCTGTTCAGTGCCTCCGTGGCAACCTGAATCCCGCTGCGAAGTGGCCCGTTACTGCTCTGGCCGATCTTAATGACCATCCCTTCAAACGCACTGCTCAGCCCCAGCAAATCGCCGTTCAGGTTGTTAACCCTGATGGATGCCTGCTCATGCGCCGTTTTGGTACCGGTCAGGGAAGCGGTCAGCTCATCAAGCCTTGAACGGTTCTGGACCAGGATAGACGCCGCATTCAGGTTCTCCACGCCAAACAGTTTTACGGCCTGGGCCGTGGAGAGATTTTTCCCGGAAAGATTGGTCAGCGCCTGGCTGAGACCAACCACGGACGGCTTGAGACTCTTGTCCGTGCCCTTTTCCAGATTCAGGATGACGTTACGCAGCGCCGTGCCGGCTTCACCGCCTTTAATTTCACGCTCTGCCAGCACCTGAATCGCGGCATTCAGCTGCTCAAAACCAACGCCGGCCTGTGCGGCTGCGACGCCACCATTTTTAATGGCGGCCGCTGTATCCACAATCTCCGACGACCCGTACTTCGCGCCGGCGGCCAGCACGTTGATATAACGATCCGCCTCCTGCGCGCTCGCCCCGTACTGGTTTAAGGAGAGCGCCAGCGTTCTGGTCGCATCGGGCAGCGTTGTGCCGGCGGCCTGCGCCAGGATAAGCGCGCTGTTCGTAGCCTTCTGCAGTCCATCGGACGTTTTTAAAAGCTCCGGTTTAGCCGACGCCATCAGCTTTAACGCTTCGGCGGCCTGGCTGGCGCTGTACTCTGTCGTGCGCCCCATTTCCTGCGCAGCCAGATCCAGCGCTTTCATTTCAGCTGCAGTCGCNCCGGTGATGGCCTGCAGATCTGATAACGCCTGTCCATATTGTCTGGACGTGGTGACGATCGTACCGATGGAAAGGCCGGCTCCTGCCAGCCCCGCCAGCCGGCTGGCCATCCCGGATATCGACAGACCGACCTTCTTATAGGCGTCCTCCGTCTTTTTCGCGTCCGCCTGGGCATTACGGTTAAACCGTCGTGACTGGTTCTCCGCATCGCCATACGCTCCCAGCAGCTGGGATTTAAAACTGGCTGCGTTCAGGTGCAGCCCGACCGCTAAAGATGCGACGTCTGCCATTACATTAATGCCCTCATGACTGCCGCGCATTCATCATCGACCCGGGATGGCGCAGGTGTGGTTTCGGTAGGTGGCGCGTTTTCATCGCCAGGACGGCGGAAAGTGCCTTGTTTCAGGAAGTAGGCTCGCCAGTGGTACAGCGTGTTGGCCGGCAATGCGGCAATTTTGGATGGGTCAGGCTCGCCCCAGCGGTCGGCCAGCCAGAAGATCAGCTCCAGCCAGGGCGAGTCACTCAGTTTTTTTCCGCTTCCTCCAGCTTGCCGATTGCGTGTTGCTTCACTTTTTCCACAGCGGCCAGCAGTTCGGGGTTTTCATGGGCCTTCAGCAGCTCGGCTGCCGTGGGTTTAAATTCATCCGGAATGGCCGTTCCATCCGGCTGAACCAGTGCATCGATGACGATCTGAATGACTTGCTCCGATGCCTCGCGCGCTGCGCCAGCTTTTGCGGTTTCAGCCATTTTCTCTTCGTAGCTGATGAGGTAATCCCCGGTCAGGCGGCGGATGAATACGGTGGCGCCAAATAACTCGGTTTTAATGACGGTTGGCTCCGATTTAAGCAACGCGGATTTCAGCGTGGACAGGTAATCTTTATCTTTCACAGGTAGTCCTTAAAAATAAAAAGCCACCCGAAGGTGGCTGTTTACAGGTTAAGTTAATCAGGCGCCGCCGGAGACAGCGACGGTTCCCCAGGTGATCTTGTTCTGTTTACCCTGAACAGTGATCTGGATGACCTCATTCGCCGGAGCGGCGATTTCATTCATCTGCCACCCGGACAGCGCCAGGAGCATCGTCGCTGTTCGCTTGTTGGGTAATTCGACGTATAACTGGATGGTCTTGCGGGCCTCTGCTGCGTTCAGCAGCGCGGCAAAATCGGTATTGCCCGGATCATCAATGAAGCCCAGCGACTTTTCAGGCCCATCAGGCAGATCACTGATGGACTGTTTCTGCTTATCCAGTAACGTGGTGCAGTCGACAAAGCCCCCCGTCTGCCCCATTGCACCCAGCGCTTTACAGTTAATCAGCTGTTTCAGCGCTGACGTGGCAGCGCCAGGCTCCCCGTATTTCACAATGGTGCCCGCCGGCAACATCGCATATTCAGGCGAAGTTTTATCAGCCATGTTTCTCTCTCTTTTTATACGGCAGCGGATGCTACCTGTTTTCAATGCCGTTTCGGATTTCCACGGTTAACACGCGCAAAACGGTCTGGAGGTTGTAATCCAGGGCGGGTCGGATAAAGGGGTCTGCAACCTGTTTAACCGTGCCAAACTCCTGCGCCAGCGCCTTCATATGGTGCTGCTTGCTGGGGCCGACACGGAGCGTTACAACCGCGTTCCCTTTACCCTTGCGGGTGGAAGAGCGGATTTTGATTGAATCCCGCATGTGCGGCCCGGCGGACGTTTCGTCAAAGCCGGCATGCTGCTTCATATCTTCCTCGACGACCTTTAGCGCTTCGCGCCCGGCATCCCGCAATACCTTCGTCGCCNCTTTTTCGCCCAGGGCCATTAACTGCCGCTCCAGCTCATCCAGCCCTTTAACTTCCATTCGGATCACGAGGAGTCCTCCACGTAGTGAATGATGAAATCGCGGGTCAGGCGATACTGAATGCGACGATTCGTCAGCTGGTTTTTATCCTGATGGATACCGCCTCGCTCCACATACTGAACCGGGATACCCTCCAGCTGGCCATGAACGACGGACTTCAGTTCCGTCCAGATTTTTTTATCCAGCTGCAGCAGTGAGGTGTAATCATCGAGACGGTACAGATTCACCTGGATACGGGCAGAGACGATCCCCGTTCGCAACATTCCCGAGACCATTTCCGGGTCAGAGATACGCTGAAAGGTCGCACCTTCCTGGACCGTGTCCGGCAGTAAAAGCGGATACGCATTCATGCCGGTGATGCGCTCCAGCGCACCCTTAATCGCCAGCTCTATCATGCCGCCCGTCAGCCTCCCCCGTGATAATGATCCGGTCTGTTTTGCGGTCGATATTCCGGACGGTATAAACCAGATTTTTCGTCGTGATTTTCCAGTCAATATCAACCAGCACGCCCGGATAGACCGTGAACAGGCAGGTTTCCACCACCTGCTGCTGATCCAGCGTGCGGACTTTTCGCCCCGATACCAGCTCCCGTTTTGCCCACGCTTTTCCCGATTCAACCTGCTTTTCCGGTAGCGGTTCGCCCAGCGGCCCACGACCGGACTGAACGTAGCTAATTGCAATGCGACAGTTCATATCACCCGGTTTCAGGCTCATAGCGTATGCTCCTGCAGGGGGAAAAGAAGATGCCTCACCGCAGCGGTTTCCAGCCACTGTCCGGTATGGCCATTCAGATACGCATCGCTGACCAGAAACTGAATAGCCAGCCGGATATCTTCATCCGCGATAAATCCGCGGACGGTCTCCGGGAGCGCCTGCAGCTCTTCATCACTGGTGACCAGCTTGCAGTAGTAATCACGCTCGATGCTCCGCTGCGCGGCGTTCACCATTTGCGTGAGCATGGCGTCATGCTCCGTGAAATCCAGTTCCAGGCGTAGCTGGGTTTTCACATCATCCAATGTCAGTATCAAAATCGCTGTCTCCCGGCTTCGGTTTCAGCGCGCGTTCGGCATCCTTCGGCCATACCGCGATACGGCGCTTAACCAGCTCTTCGGCGTGCGATCCTTCAAACCACGCGATATCTCCACGGGAATAACGGCTATGCGGACCGAGGAACACAACGGATTTGCGTTCTGCCTGTGCGACCACGGTCGCACGGTTATCCTGTGCAGTCTCAGTCGCACGGTTATCCTGTGCGGTCTCAGTCGCATGGTTATCCTGTGCGGTCTCAGTCGCATGGTTGTCCTGTGCGGTCTCAGTCGCATGGTTGTCCTGTGCGGTCTCGGTCGCATGGTTGTCCTGTACGACCGTTTCTTCCGGCTCCACTGCTTTATTTTTCGCAGCCATAACATTCTCCTTAAAGGGAAAAGCCCGCATATGCGGGCTTTATTAACAGAGGGGTGGGTTAGAACAGGACGCCGGTACCCAGCACCAGGCCTTCCGGATGACGGAAGCCGATATCGTGTTCGAGGACAACGCGGATCAGCGACTGGTTACGCGAGAACGCGGAAACTGGGTTACCTTCTGCATCGAGATAGGTGGCTTCTCTGGAGAAATCGACCTTCATGGAACCATCTTCACCGATGACAACATCATTGAAGTCGGCGAAATAAATTTCCGTTTCCTTACCACTTTCGCCCAGGTTAACCGGGATCGCGCTGGTATACTGAATCGGATAGCCCTTGAGCATCCCCTGCGCCATTTCCGGGTAGACTTTGTTGCCGTTGCCGTCACGCAGGCCAAACAGCTTCATATAGGTACGGTTCGACATACCCCAGCCGCAACGGATCATCAGGCTGTTGCCATCCATCGCCATCAGAATAATCTTGTCCAGGTACTCATCAACCGTGTTCAGGTTGATCGCGGAACCCGCTTCCCACGGCAGCAGGCGGTTCCACTGCGTCGCACGCGACTTCATACCAATCGGTGTATCGCCGGTACCGTCATCGCGCATAAACGCTTTATCCTCACGAACAGCGATGGCGGTCAGAATATCCTGCAGGACCAGCTGCTCAACGTTAAAACCGGCGCGACCAATCAGCTGGTTCGACATCGGGACCAGGGCGATCATGGTTTTGGCACTCAGTTTTACGTCGTCGAATTTTGATTCAGACGTCTTGGCATCCTTTCCTTCGCCGGTGTAGCTGGCCGTTGCACCGCCAGCCGAGCGCGGTAACGTCAGATTGCCGTTAGGCAGCGGAACGGAGCGGGCACCCAGCTTACGGACAATGGTACGGTCGCTCAGCAGCTCGATGACTTCGTTTTGCATGTTCTCCGGGATGAGCGCCCCACCGGAACCCGCAGCGGTGGAAATGGCCATCGATACGGACTGGTCATTCAGCTCTTCTGAAGCGAATTTTGCCGCGTCCTGCAGATTACCTGCGCCTGCGGCGACAGACATCACCAGTCGGGTCATGCCAGCACCGGTGTACTGTTTCGGCTCCTGCTTAATAATAATGCCGGGGGCCTGCTGAGTCGCTTTCACGGGCTTTGCGACCAGCGCCGCAGCACGTTCGGCGGCTTCCAGGCGTTCCATTTTGGCGCTGATATCAGTGAACTGCTGCTGCAGGTTCGCAAACTCCGTCAGCTGCTCCGCAGTCAGCGTGCCGCCGCCGGCTTCAATGGTTGCCAGGGCCTGAACCTGTTCGTTGATACCCGCACGCTGACGACGCAATTCTTCAATCTGTGGCATTTGATTTCTCTCTTTTTAGACATAAAAAAAGCAGCCTGCTGGCTGCTTAAGGTGACGCGGTTTGTGTTTGCGCCGGGTTACATTTTGGTTTGCAGGTCCATCGCGGCTGCCTGCATCTGAATGGAGGTTTTTTGACGGGGTTGCTGATACTTTGCCGCGATAGCATTGATCGCCGCCTGGGGGTCAGAGACTTCATCCGCCAGGCCGGCAGACACAGCGCCAGGGCCAAAATACAGCCCCGCCTGCGTATCAATGACGGCCTGCTGCTTCAGGCCGCGATATTCGGCCACCGACCCCGTAAACGTCTCGTACATTTCGTCGATCATGCCCTGGAACATACCCAGCGACTCTTCACTCAGTGGTTCATGTTGGGTGCCGTTATTTTTGTTATCTCCCCGGTAAATGGTGGTGAACGTCAGCCCCATTTTTTCTTCCATCTTCGACGTATCAAGGTGCTCCATGATCACACCAATCGACCCCACGCCACTGGTCTGGCTGACGATGATTTTGCTGCAGGCCGATGCGATGAAATACGCGGCGGAATACGCGCTGTAGTTCACAATCGCCGTGATGGGTTTCGTGTCGCGAGACTGATAAATGTAATCGGCCAGCTCCTTGCACCCCACCGCTGCGCCGCCGCCGGAGTTAATATCCAGAACGATTTCGCTGATTGAGGGGTCGTTTAACGCCGCCTGCAACTGCCCGCGTATCCGCTCGTAGCTGGTCAGCTCGGAGCACATCGCCGTAATCTGCCCCCGGCGTGGAACGAGTATGCCGTGAACGGGGATCACCGCCACCCCGCCGGTGGGCTGGACCTGCTCAGCAGCAGGTGATTTACCCGGATTCAATGCCATCTGAATGGCGGCATCTTCGGTGATCCCCTGAATACGGGGGATGAGCACCGCTTTCACGGAGTCCATTGTTTGCCGCGTCACGTAATGCGGCACGCCAAAGACCATATCTGCCAGGTGCGGCAGGTTAATTAATTTCGTTGTCATGTTGTCTTCCAGGTCATCCCGCGTGGCGGGAAATAATCAGGCTCTGGCCAGAAGGGTTTCAATTTCGGCCAGCTGTTTTGCTGTCGGCGACTTATCGCCAGGAAGGATCTTCGCGCTGTCGACCATATTGAGCGGCGTCAGGTATTTGTCCCCGCCAGCAATTGGCGGCAGATTCTCCATACGCCGGATATCGTTAGTGGATAGCCATCCCCACTGGCGGCCCAGCGCATAAGATTCATAGCGTGATTTCTGATCGCCTCGCAGCAGCCCGGAAACGTTGAACTCGATGTACAAATCGCGGCGTTCGCTGGGCAGGAGCAGATCGCGCTGCAACGCACCCTCATGGCGTTTCAGCCATGCCAGCAGCGTGTACATCACGAACTGCAGGCCCTGGTGTTCAATGTTGTTGTTGGTCGCTTTCGCCAGCATCTGCACCATATGTGGCGGGATTTTATAGAGCCGGCAGACCTCTTCCACGCCCCACTGCCGCGACTGTAGCAGCTGCGCCTTTTCGTTATCCTGCGACAGTTGTTTGTAGCTCATGCCCTCCTGCAGCAATGCCACAGAGAACATATTGTGAATACCGGAATGGCGCTCGGTCCATTTCGCCAGCAGGCGATCAATAGCATCCTGGCTTTTAATGGTCGCGGCCTCTTTCGGACGCTCTATCACCCCGCTCATCGTTGTCCCGCGCCGGAATGTCGCGGCCGCATGCTCCTCAACCGCCAGATTCAGTCCAAGAACATCGGCGTTCGTCTGAATGGGGGAACTGCCGATATAGCCATCCAGAGAAAAAACCTTCACATGGTGCATCATGCGCATCGGCAGAATTTCGCCGACTTCCGGGAGTTGGTAATACGGCATACCGTCCGGCCCTTTCAGCACAATGACCTTTTTCGGGTTAATGGGGATCAGCTCTTTCGGGTAGCCTTTTCCGTCCCGTTCGATGATCGAGTAGCAATTTCCCTCCAGCCCCAGCAACCCCTGCTGCTGCTCGAAATACTCGAATGAGGTGTCTTTCCTGTTGGGCTGGGAGTGAATCAGGTCATAAACCGGGTGGNCCGTCGCACGCTGTCGCCCGCCATTTTTATCCCGCCGGTAAAGTTCGCACGGCAGTTGCGCGACGGACTCTGCCAGGAGGGTGACACAGGCCCGGACCGCTGAAAGTCCCAGAGCGGTTTCCGGCGTGATTATGATGCCAGTTTTGCTCTGGCTTGAACGAACCCCGCCCAGCATGGCTTCCCAGAAGCCATTCCCCGATTGCTGGCGCCCTCTGAACATTTGGGGGATAAACATTATTCACCCCCGTTAAATTTGGCACCGGCTGAAACCGCCCGCGCAGTCAGATATGACCAGATAAGACATATTGACCCGCCCGTAATAAGACCGGCAGCAGGCAAAATCAACCAGGCTCCGGCGGATATGAGTACAGCCCCGGCCAGGCCAATAATGAAACTCAGAATTGTGATTAACACGCTATGTCTTCCTCATCATATACCGATGTGCCGCCGCTGCTTTCGTGCAGCATTGCGCGAGTCATGGCGTTAAATAACGCTGTAGCTCCATCGATTTTGCTTTGATTGTCTCCCTTTGTCGGGCGAACGAGATCATCGCTACCGGGTATAAATTTCCCGATAACGTTGCTGATACACCAGGTCAGAATGGGATTGCCATCATGGTGGAATCGACCACCGGCCAGAGCCGCTTCAAGCTCTTTCATCGCCGGTGACATATTGGTGTAATCCTGCCGGATATCGACTACGGTAAATCCGTTGTCCTCCAACTGGTGGCGAAGTGCTGTTGCGCCTGCAGGGTCGATATCAATCTCGTCAATGCGGTTTTCGTCCTGCATATCGATAATACTGGCCAGAATCTCGCGATAGTCTGCCTCTGCGCCATCCGTCGCTTCCAGCACGCCCATTTCATAAAACTTCTGATACCTGTCAGCAGTTTTCAGCAGTTTTGGATCGGTTGTATGGATAGTGTCTTCCGGGACCCAAAATTTAGGTTTGATGCAGTAATAATGCCGTTTACCTTCAATTTCCCGCGTAAATAGTCGTATCCCGGCGTTCATATCCAGCTTTTTGGCGAGATCGAGACCGATGTTGCAGCTGTCATTCGCAAAATCAGCCAGCTCAAGGTCGGGGTCTTCAGCAGCCTTCCACTGCTCCATGTTGTAGAACGCGGATTTACCGGATACCCAAATATTGAGGCGTTTGGTTTTGAAGGCGTTAACCTTGCGAGGAACCTGTTTCGCTACTTCCAGAAGCTCAACCAGGTCGCTGTACTTAACCGAAACGTCCAGATTTGGGTTAGCTTTGATTAAGTTTTTCGGGTCGGTCCAGTCATCGCCAGCATCCAGTTCGTAAATCATGCCAAACAGGCGATCATTACGGGTTATGCCTTCGATAACCTCTTTGACTTCCTTGTCCTTGTCATAGCAAGGGGACTCCAGTGACGAGCCGGCTGTCGTGATAATGAGCGTTAACGGCTGCGAACGGGCGCCCATCCCCATTGTCATGGCCTCGTACATATGATCCGTATCGTGTTCGTGATACTCGTCAATGATCGCGCAATGTGGGCTGTCACCATCGCCGGGTTNCCCCGCCATAGGTGCGAAAACGGAACCATCCGGGCGTGTCAGGCTGTCGGTCCATACCGAAATATCAAATCTGGAGCGAAGTGCCGGCAGGCGGCTGGCCATCTGCCTGGCTGGGGTGAAGACCTTTTTCGCCTGCGCCATAGTTGTCGCACCGCAATACACTTCTGCGCTGTTTTCGCCATCAGCGCAAAACATGTAGGTGCCAATCCCGGCAGCAAAAAACGATTTCCCGTTTTTCCTGGCTACCCGGATATACGCTTCGCGAAATCGGCGTTTTTTATCCTTTTTCGTGACCCAGCCAAAAATCGAACAAAAAATAAAACTTTGCCAAGGTTCCAGTTTTAATTTCTGCCCCGCCAAATCGCCACTGGAGTGCGGTAATTTCTGAACAAACCGGCAGGCCCGCTCAGCTAAATCTCTGTCGAACCGGTAAGGGTAATTGTTATCGAGTGATTTTTTTAAATCGTCAAAATGGCGCTGACATGCCAGCCGAATAGCTCTGCAGGCGACTATTTTCCCGTCTATGATATCCCGCGCATATTTGTTCGCCACATTGACGTTTGGATATGCGGCCATGCTCCATCCTTAAGTCATTAGGGCCGCACCAAAATTAAAACTCGTCGAACTCACCGCTGGATTTGTCATTATCTCCGGGCTGTTTCTTCAGGATGCGGCTATTGGGGTCCAGCTTTAACACAACGGAGAGTCGAATTAATTCGCTGATATAACGGCTACGCGCCTTCACTGCCGCACCAAGTTTCTGACCGCCGGCAGCGGTATCATCACCAAGGCCATCGCTTTTAATTTCCTGGTTGGCGTCGTACAGCAGCTGCACGGTGTTGCAGTATTCCATCAGCAAATAACAATCTTCCATTTCGAACGTGCCACGGTTAATAAGAATTTTGCACGTGCGTTTCCAGGCATCGATAGCCATATCGCCCAGTAATTCATCCGGCGGAGAAACCGCTCTGGTTAAAGAACTAACCTGATTTCCAGTGTTATTCGATTTGCGTCCGCCACCAGGTGATCGCATCCCTGTACTCATTCAAAAGCACCCCAAAACAGCCCAAAAAAAAGTTTTTATTTCTCACGCGCAAAAATTTACCTGAAGCGGCAGTCCCGAAGCGCGAAAGGGGTTAGGGATTTGATCCCCCCTACCCCCTCAAATGATATCTATTATCATCATCGCGCAATGCGATGATTTGACATTGAATAATTTCACATTGAAATCAATTCCGCCTGCTGCCATCGTGCTATCGGTTCAGTCGAGGGTAAAGTCGTCATTCAGGCTGCGCCGTCGACCGCTGCTCGCATTATGTGGGCAGGCATTCGAGTTATGCCCGGACTGGCCACAATAGCTGCAGCGCAGATTGGCGCGACGCGATGAACCGCCCCATGTTTTCGGGCAGTTAGCCTGCGTATGGAGACGTGAACCGCAATAAGTACAGCTGGTGTAACTCATCTTGACCTCCAATAAAACGCCGCGCTGGTGAAGCATTCAGCCATTATCACAGGCGCTCTGTGAGCGCCTGTTGTAATGCCTGCTGTCAGGACCCTGTCGCTGTAGCGGAGCTACCATCTGCCTGTAGCACGCTTTCTGGCAGCCGCTCAGCTAATGGCTGGTTCTCAAATACCTTCATCCCAAACTGGCCGATCCAGGTGCTCACTGAGTTGATATTCCCTGCGATGAAATCGGTCACCTCGGCGATCAGTCCTTTAACCACAACATCCGTACTCTGGCGCCAGTAATTCTCAATCGCGACCAGCAACGGATCGGAACCATTACTGATAGATTGCTCGCTCACGGTATACGTTTTTTTCTTCGCGCTATCGGTGATGCATAGCAGTTGACTGGTCTGGACGGCGCCAACCTCTGCCGCAATTACCTGCATCGTCAACGTAGCCACTTTGTTCCCGTCTGCATCAGCGCTGGATGCATAGAACATGGAGAGCGTCAGATCCGTGCGTTGATACATCATTGCTTACCTCCACGGCGATGGCGGGAACGGCGACCGCCAGGCAGCGGGGATTGTTGCTCCTGTACCAGCTCACCCTCTAAAGGTTCCTGAGCCGACGCAGCAGCCGGGGCCGGGGTCGAGGCCGGGGCAATATCATGCGCAATCGTCAGTTTCAGCAGGGGGCGTCCGCCCTGGACATGCTCAAAATGGATGCCATGTACGGCTTCATTCATCCGTGACTGGCCATCCGTCTCCAGAACGGTCAAAGCGCCATCAACGTATTCAATTTTGAAATTATTCATCGGGTTCTCTCTGTTGCTGTTTTCGCTCTATGGCAGGGCCAGCACAACGACTCCAGATTGGAATCGTCGTCTGTACCGCCACGCGCTTTGGGTATGATGTGGTCGACGCTGGTCGCTTTGGTGGCGATGCCATGACGCCGGCAGTTTTGGCATAGATATTTATCGCGCTGGAGGATTCTGGCGCGGCGGATTTCCCAGGGGCGACCGTAGCCCCTTTCATGCCGGCTTTTCCCGCCCTGGTAGTTGCGCCAGCCGTCGCCAGCATGTTGCTGCCGGTGAGCATCGCAGTAACCGCTGGGGTCGTTGGTTATCGCCGGACACCCCCGGTGGCGGCATGGACGTTTAGACCGGGCTGGCATGTACGTCACCAGTGATACGTTCTGAAATACGGCAAGACAAATCACTAATCAAAACACATGCGCTGTTGAGACAAGATTCAAGATCAGTCACACGGGAGTTAAGGGCGGTAGTATTCGAGCTGTTAAACGAAGATTCCCGCACGACGTTGTACAGACGTCCACCCGGTTTGAGCGAGTTGGCAATTGCAGTATCAACAAGATCTGAAATTTCTTTGCTCAGCCCATTAATGCTTTCGATGGCATCAGAGGTATCCAGCTCCAGTTTTAAATTAATGGTCCCTGCTGTTTTGCGATCTTCACGCCCGGCTTCTATTTCAGCAGCTAAGGGAGAGCCTGAAGCCACCTTCACCTCTCCCTCGCTATAAACTTTGAAAGTACCGACGGATAAGTCCGATTCTTTAGGCCGTTCCTTTTCCTGTTCACCGGATGCATGCCCCAGCGCACTAAACGCAGACTTAACGGCCCTGGCCAGTAGTTCAGCAACATCGCCAGCTTTCTCATGGGGAACGTTATGCAGTGAATTGGCCAGAACCTTCGACAGCGTTTCCTCCTCGATGGTATTGCCGCAAACATAGGCTGCGCTACTGATCTTCCCTTTAATCATGGCTTTGTTAATGCTTAATCCTTCCGGATGAACCGAGGGCTGCCCGGAAGATTTTGCATTTGCAGGCTGTTTGCCGAAGCGAGTTTTAACCAGATACCCAATAGCGAACGCATACCCCGCAGGAGTCAGCCAGGTGAAATAGTCTTCCCCTTTGTATGGCGTGGCTGTATGGCCGGTCTCGGCAAATCCCAGAGAACGCAGTGCGGAGGCGCCGGCTTTTGAAGGAATATCACCAGATACGAGTGCACCTCGGAAAAAAAGAGCATACAGCACATCCTGAGCACTATCAGAAAGCTCTAATACGGGTCCTGAGGCCAGGGTACCAATGCTGGAAATACTCTTCTGGGTCGCGTTTGCATTGTTCTCAGCAATGTCTCTGGTCAGCTGAGTGATTGCTGCGCCAGGATTATTGAGTTGTTGATATGCATTGGGCGGATTACTTGAGCGATCAGGCATGAGTTTCCCCATTATGTGATGATAAAAAGACAAAGGCCGCCCGAAGGCAGCCTTATGCTCTACAGTGGCAGACCAGTTATCCCTTTATGGGGATAGAACACGATTTATCCCTAAATGGGGATACCGGTTTGGCCTGTGCGACCGTGGTCGCATAGCCTCCATTTTCCCGCTATGCGACCGGCGGATAGTGAACCGTGGTATAAACCGGAAGCGCCATTTTGTAGGCATAGTGATATTCCGCCGTAGCGCCGGAGGAGGTCTGCCAGCTGGGGAGCATCAGGATCGCATCAGCGCAACGGAGCATGGCAAAACAAATATCCATGTATTCGCGTTGCTCCAGCCCATCAGGCAGGCTTGCCGGGTTTAAAACGGTGTGCCCGTGTCGGGTCAGTCGTTCGGCTTCTTTGTTAAATGCCTCACGGTTAAAGTTCTCGCGCCCGGTCATCGGGCCAGCAATATAAATTTTCATTGAGTACTCTATTTTGGTGCGGTGCAGCCCGCTTCCAGTGCGGCAATGTAGCCGGTCAGTTTACCCATATCGTCATCAGCGATAACGAAATGCCCATCGACGTGAACCACATCAATCACCGGCTTTTCCGCTGCGCACGGAGCCGGATTCAGTGTTGGTGTCATTGGCGTTGATTTCACGCACCCGGCCAAAGCGACGCAGATAATCAGCTGGGTTATTACGCGCATACTCAATCCTCGCCTGGCGCTCCGCTTCATTGCGGGCTTTTACTGCCTGGGCGATCATCTCCAGGATAATCGCCAGCACTCTCAATCCGGCTTCCACGAAGCTCTCCATTGTTTTTGGCCGTTTCCACCATCACACGATAATCAACATCTGATGGGCCTTTGGCTTTCCCGGCATCCCGCGCAACTTTGCTGATCGCATCAGCGTTCCGGGCGTGGGCATAGTTCGCGGCAACGAGGTCGAGAATTTTCATGACCACCGTGGGAATCCTTTTGGTCACTGACGGGGGGAGTACGGCGCGCAGCTGCGCCACCGCATACAGCACGATAAATACGGCAGTTACGCCGCTGGCCCAGCCTGCAGGAAGAGCGCTCAGAATTGAATCCAGATCCAAACCAAGATTCTGGCTCTCATTTGCCATCGCTGGTTGCGTCGCCATCACAAGAAGGACGAAGGCACCATTCATCAGCAACCAGGCTTTAGCCATACGTTTTAAACTGTTCATAATCACTCCTCGCGCCTCACTGCGTGAATAGCGCATCAACGCCAGCGCGCTGGCATTTATCGATATAATCCTGCGGCGTGCCTTTGCCTGCCGAGGTGTTGTAATATTTTTTCCAGTACGCTGCGCGGGCCTCGCGAGTCGCCGGAATCGACTCTGAAACCGCCAGATAGCGCAGGCGGCAAAACAGCATCGCCATCAGCGGCGAGGTCCTCAGTTCCGCATAAACTGTTCGGCTCAGGTCGATACCAAACTGATTCAGCAGTACCGGGGCATAACGGCTGTTTTTGTACTTATCGCGGAGCCATTCGAAGGTACCGAGATCAACCTGGGTTAATCCGGTTCCGGCGCTGGTCGGCGTCGGGTCTTTGTAATCGCCGAGCAATGTCTCGGCTGCGGCCGTTTCGACACACAGCAAAACAGCTGCATTCGCCTTGCCATGCCCGATCACATCGCAAACGGCTTCGGCATACAGGCGCGCGTCTTGCTTGCTCACCAGTCCATAATTCATCGTTCTTTTCTCCCGCCGAAAATTCGGCTGATAGTTCGTTTTGCAAAGCCGGTGATTTCGTTGACGGTGTGTGGCCATGCCACAGCCGATAAACCGGCGAGAGTGATTACGTTAAAAATTGAGATGTTGCCCATAGCGCCGTAAGCCCAGAGGATGATGGCCACGATTACGCCTCTCAGAACGTCTCCGATGAGGCGGCGCGGGTTGATAGGGGTTTCGGAAAGCAGGGCGCTTGATACCACCCCGGCGGCCAGCATGAGCAAGACCAGCCAGAGATCAGGATTTCCATATTCGATAGCTGTGTTCATGACTCCGCCACCCGCGTGGCGGGTAATAAAAAGCCCCGCACTTAGGCGAGGCTGTTGATTATTGTTTTTCTATCTCGGAGACCGTCTGTAAAAATCGCTCCTCTTCCAGCTCTACGCCGATGGCTCCGCGTCCTAACTGCAGCGCGGCTTTTATCGTTGCACCCGACCCCATAAAAAAGTCGGCGATCACATCGCCAGGGCGCGTACAAGCCGAAATGATGTCGAGCATCATCTGCAGCGGTTTTTCGCATGGGTGTTTGCCCGGATAGTACGGAACCGGTGGATACGTCCACACGTTGGTGTGTGGAACATCTTTTGTCACATGGAAAGGGCGCCGCAAATTCTCATACTGCTGTCGCAGTTCGGAATACTGCATAACCAGTTCGGAATATAGCGCCGTTAAAGTGCCGTATTCCTCCTGCAGCGCCGCATGCGGCTCTGACAATCCCGTTATTCCCTGCTCTGCGGCCTTACGGTTAAACAGCGCCTGCAGCGCCAGGTACTGCCGTTCATTGGGCAATTGCCATTGGCTGGCGCTAAACCAGTGGCTACACATTTTCGTGCCGGTTGCCGCGTTGATTTCGGCAGCGGAAATACCAAGTCGCTGGCGAGCATCCCGGAAATAAGCGATAAGCGGTTCGAAGACCTGGCCTTTCAACTCCTGGCACTTTGTCGCATACCCAGCCTGGCCTTTAGCAAAGCCTTCCGCGCCGTAATGCTCTGCGAAGAAAATATGCTCACTGGCCGGAAAATAAGATCGGAAACCTTCTTTACGCGCGCCATTCCAGCGCCCGCTGGGTTTGGCCCAAACGATATGGTTCAGCACGTTGAAACGGTCACGTAACAACAGCTCAGTGTCCGATGATAATTTCGGCCCGCAGAACACATATAACGACCCTGCTGGCTTAAGCACTCGCCAGAACTCGGCGAAAAACTCATCCAGCCAGGCCAAATAATCCGTTACGCTGGGCCATTGGTTATCCCAGGCATTTGCCTTTACGCGGTAATACGGTGGGTCGGTGATGATGGCGTCTAAGCTGTTGTCCGGCAGGGTTTTGATGTACTCAAGTGAATCTGCATGCACAAGTTCAGCACTGTTTATTTTCACAGTGTTTTTCATGGTCTTTAGTGGCCTTTTTTGGTAGGCTCTTTTTGCTGTTGCGCAATCAGCAATGGGCCTTGTTTTGACCCTGTCAGGCGGCATGGGTTGAAAGCTACAGCATGGTGACACATGCTGTAGCGCCCATTTCCAAGGCATAAAAAAACCGCCTTGGCGGCGGTTGTGAGAGCGTTGGCTATAAAATTCCCAACATACAAAAACGATACCTAAAAAAGCCTTATTTGCCAACCTTTTTCATTTTCTTTCTATGCGACCGCGGTCGCACAGTTTTTAAAAGCTACCATTTTGGTATTCCGGGGTAAGGGAGTACCGCCCAAAAGCGCCCCGCTGCGCCACCCTCATACAAAGCATCTGCTCGATAATAAACTCCACCGCTGGCAGGCTAATGCTGCAGGCGGTGCTTAATTCCTGCAGGGTGATGCGGGGGTGTCCCCGCATTACNCTCTCAACGCTCAGGGCCGCTTCGGTCATATTCTCGCGGATCTGTTTCACGTTCATCATTTCCCCCTTTAATCTTCAAACTGGTAATCGACATCGGCCATAAAGCTGTTAAGGTCGGCCAGTTTGGGTTCCATTGTTCCAATCAGTCGGCCCGCCAGTCTGTCTGTAATGTTCTCGCTGTTGAAGCTGTACTCACGCTGGAAACGCTTCACTTTTTGCCAGAGTTCATACAGTTCGTTAGAAATCTCAGCCGCGTCCTGTCTCATTTTTTCGTTGCCTTGATAGTTCACAATATCCTCCAAATTCATCTAGTTACCGGGTTTGTTTCCCGTCTCAACGACACGAACTGTAACTCTGGCAACATGAGACATCCAGTCTTATTTTTCACTTTTTAGTTAAATTTCTCTATTGTGTGAAAATTAATTTATTGGTATATTTAAACACATAGGGAGGATATACTATGTTTAACGTGATAACCCACCCGGCAGCACTGGAAGAGTTACAGGAACTACCGGACGAGTTACGAGGTCGCATGACCCGACTGATTGAAAGACTGGAAAGTGAAGGAAAACTAAAAATGCCTCATAGCCGCGTAATTGGCGCCGGGCTTTTTGAGTTAAGGGTTGGAGACAAAAACATAGCAAGAACGTTATACGCTTACGCAGTCGGCCACGAAATCTACCTACTGCATGCGTTTGTTAAGAAGACACAAAAAACCCCGGCAGGGGCCATAGAGATAGCGAGAAAGCGCCTGAAGGAGATGAGCTAATGAAAGTAAAAGGCATCCCATTTAACCAGGTCAAAGAAAGTCTGCTCAACACCCCGGAGGCAATCCGGGGTTACCAGGAAGCAGATAAAGAGCTGGCACTGGTCGAAATGCTGTACGAGATGCGTGAAAAGGCTGGGTTAAGCAAATCTGCCCTGGCGGAGCGGATGGGGATCACGCCATCTGCTATTAGCCGCCTCGAGGGGAACCCGTTGGGGGCCAGCATGAAGACACTGAGCAAATACGCACAAGCGTGCGGCGCTGAAATTAACATCCAGGCCGTATACTGAACTTGACATCCTCCCCGCCCTGAAGGACGGGGATATAAGGCGCATCTGGTAAAAGGTCAGGGAGACCTCACCTTTTTCAATTCGGCTGGCTAGTGGCTTCTTCCTTCAACCTTGTTGAGATCCCGGCACCGCTGCAACATCCGACGTGACATACAAATGAGGCGCATAGTTTGAGCCACATGCAAACTGGCCTCCGGGGATGCCATCGCCACCGATACCATATCTAATACGGCATCGATATCACTCAGCTCAGCGTCCAGCCTTTCAAAATTTGAGAGGACCGTATCTTCCATCACATAGCCTACCCGTTATTCGTCTTACAAAATATTAATATACTGTATAAAAACACAGGCTTTTTGGCAAATGCTAAAACGTCATTTCCTGTCAAGGTGCTCATCAAATTTGCAGATTTGTCCGATACTTATGCGCGCGGCCTATGCCTCTTTCCCTTTTTTCAAGCGTCCCGTTCCTTACTGCAACGTCCAACATTTGCCGAATAGTCCGGGCATTCAAGCCCACGTCAAAGACCAGCATCGATGCAAAGACAAAGCCGTCGCCACCGCTGGCCAGGCTACTTTGCGTTCGTTGCCGGAGTTTCTCCAAAAGCAATGCCGATTTATCCATTTTTAAGCCTCCGTGACCAGTCACGCCTTAATGGCCAGCTTTAGTCTGACAGTCGTCAGTAAGCATGAATTTTCGCCGTCGAAGATGCATTCAGACACCGGCAGCGCCTGGCCACATCGCTGACATGTGTTCGCCAGGCTCTTCTGAAGCTCTTTGTAGTTCTTACGGATTAACAGGCCGATTACTTCATTTTCTGAATACGGCGTTCTGCCTGGGCGGCGCTGGATGCAAATTTCGCCCAGCATGCGCAGTTCCTCCGGCTCAAGTACCCAATCGCGTCTGGTGGTGCCGGACTGCTTTAAACGTTCACGGCGCTGCCGTTGCCGTTCTGCAGGGGTTTTAGCCACGGCATTCCTCCCGTTGAGTGTGCATCGCTTCTTTTTCATCTACGCTCCATGCAGTAGCCAGAGCATGGGTTACTTGATGAAACGAGTGCTTAACTTTCACAAAGGAGGCTTCACCGTCAGAAGAAACAGTTTCGATTGTTGTTAGCTCACCACCGCTTTCGTAATCGGGGTAAAACTGAGATACCAGGTTGCTCTCGACAATCACAGAACCATCGGGAGTGCGCATTTGCAGTCTCATACTTTCCCTCCTTCGCGCAGCTGCTTGGCGAACTTAAGCGCCTCTTCTGTCGTGCCATTCCAGCGGCCACCTCTGCTGGAAACCCATTCTTCCACTCCATCAGCCTTAATCCCGGCTACGATACGAACGGTGGTAGGGGTCTTTCGGTGGTACATCAAGTTTTCAAACGCTTTTTGCAAACCGACATCCGGCAATGACTCGCTGCGGAACGAATCCAGAGCCATCAGCATCGCCACGCTGTCTGTTTCCGGAACTCTTTTCAGCGCCACATTCTCCGCTGCAAGTTTGTTAAACTTGTCCTGCAGCTGCTCGATGTGAGCGGCCTGGGCGGCGTTTGCGCGCAGCGCCGTCTCCAGCGAATCAGCCAGGACATCCAAATCATCAAGTGCCACGAACAGGACATCGTAGCCAAGCTCTCTTGCTGAGGACGTGCGGCGCTTAATGCTGTTAATCAGTCGGGTGATATCTGTCATGCAAGCCACCACTCAAGCAAGTTAAGAAGGCCGTACCCAAAGCCAAACAGCGCCACTGATAAAACCAAATCTGCGACAACGTTCAGCACCTGTAGCGTTTTCAGGCTGTAGTTGAATAGTTCAGAGTTCATGCGACCTCCGGCTGGCAAACCTGTTTCAGCACGCCGAGGATCATCAGGCAATCGGCAAGCGCGCGATGGGCGCCAGCGGTTGGAATGCCGTGGCGCGCAGCTGCTGTAGCCAGGCTCTGCCTTTTGAAGTTTTTGCGCTTCTCGTCGAACTCCCCATACCACTGGTCATAAACCGCTTTGGCGTCAATGTGGCGCGTCTCAATGGCCATGATGATGGAGGTGATGAGGTGAGGCTTTAGGTCATCAAAAAATCCGGTCTGCAGGCAGGTCTGCACCATCAGGCGGGCATCAAAACTGGAGTTCCATGCCAGCCATTTATGCTTACGAATAATTTTCAGCGCAGCCGGGAAAACATCGCACCATGCTGGCGCATCAGCGACCATTTCGTTGGTGATGTTATTAATTTTGGTAACTTCTGGCGGAATAGGGCGGCTCGGCTTCACCAGGGTGTTTAACAGAATCTCACCACGCATATTAATTATCGTGATCTCGATAATTTCATCAGAAGCCATAAGCCCGGTGGTCTCAGTATCGATGATGACATGATCGCTGTTCAGCCAATTTGCCATAATCATTTTAAAAATTGATTGATGGTAGGTAAGCATTTTATTCCCATATTTTTTGTTGAAAAGTTCTGGATGGCGTTGGGACTTTTCTGGACTCAGGGAGATAAACAAAAACGTAATACGTCCCGTCTAAATCATCCGAGCGCGTGATTAAAGTCTCTCGACCTTTATTTAGATAAACGTTAGAAATTCGCACCGCATCATCGTATGACATGGGGCCTTGTTTAAATGGAGTTCGCATCATTACCCTATGCGACCGCGGTCGCACCCTCTTTTATTTCCAGATAACGTTTCAGCCACATATCTTCGATGTGTTTATTACCAGGCTGATTTGACAGGTACCATTCAGTGATAACCGATTGCCGGTTCGTATCAGGATGAGTCCGGTAATCGCAGGTTGGGCACCAGATAATGTACTCTTTACGGTTTGCGGCATACCTCAGTTCGGGTTTACGGGGCTTCCTGTGCATAATCTGCTGGCACAGGCACGTTGGCACTTCCTGTACAATGGCGGTTGATGATTTCACTGCGCTTCTCCGCTGCGTTAAATAACGCGATGCTATTCAGATGCAGGCATCGTGATTTCATTAATAGCCAGCGTTTTTTATAATCCTTACGCCAGCTATCGACGGTGATATTAAGCAAAAGACTTATATGCTCATCCTCACGCAGCGGGTCCACATCCTCTCCGCGTAATATTGAAGCCTTAACCTGCTGGATGGCGTAATAAGTTAAATTGCGCATCTTTTTCTTTGTCGCCTCTTTCATTTTTTTGAAATCAGGCTTTGAATGAGCGACAAGAAAATCCAGCCATAGCCACTGGCATATAACTTCATCATTTTCAAAATTGGGCTTACAGCCATAGCAATAATGCAGCCAGGCAATTTCCTCACGATTTAACTGCTCAATAGCTCTGCGCCAACTAGCCGTCTGAAAATCAAGTTCAGTCAGCAGCATTGAGGATTGCTTAAACGTTTTCCCAACATGGTAACGAACCTGCTCAGCCGCGACCGAGATCTCGTATTTATTATTCTCGCCCATTTGAATGACCCGGGTTGGCTTATCAGTAAACCTGCCGGAGTTGGCAAGACGTAACTGCTCAAGCTGAACTTCTAAAATTCCGCGCTGGAGGTAATGCAGATCTGAAAGGGCCGTGGCCACACAAGCGCGGATTCGTTCAAGTTCCATCACTACCGTCCTTGCTAACCCGCTTAACGGTGAAGTCGCTCTTCAGTTTGTATGCCGTGCGGACCTCAATATCGCTCTGGCGTAACGGTGGAATCTCCCCAGCCGCAAGCCATTGATAGACCGCGCCAGGTGTTACACCTACGCCTGCAGCTGCTTTTTCGACGTCGCCAAAGTGGCGGATAAGTTCTTCTGGCTTCATAAAATTATTATATGCCATAACCATAAATTAAAGCTAGGNATAATTCATAAATTTTATAGCCAGCTATAAAGAGATCGTTTATGATTGATCGTATGAAAACACGAGGCGAACGACTGAAAGCACGCCGTTTAGAATTGAAGATGACACTGAAGCAAGTCGCGCAAAGTGTCGGTATCTCTCTTCCTGGCGTCCAAAACTTAGAACGTGGCGACGTTATGCCGTCGCTGGAGATCGGGCTTGCCCTGGCGAAATGCCTGCGCAAACCTGTGCAATGGATACTTTTTGGTACTGAATCTGATCCTGACCGCGTTCCTGTTATTGGCACAACAGAGAGTGGTCCGGATAGCGACTGGCAGCCAGGAGAACCTGCCAACACAGAACGATTCCTGCCATTTGTTAGCCAACGGGAAACCGTTTATGCGCTCACTGTCGGGAACCAGGTTCAGCACAGCTATCAGCCGGGTGACGTCGCCCTGGTTGACTCAGCTCTCACGCCAGTTCCGGGTGAGGATGTGTTAGTTTGTGATAAAGACGGGAAAATCTCGATACAGCGGTTAGCGCGCTTCGACGATGAGCGCTACTACTTAGATGGCGTTAACTCTCAACGAGTTATCCATGAGAAAAGTGATCTTCAATTTGTGCACCAAATAGTCGGTACGATCAAATCGTTCATGATAGAGGGTAGATGACAGAATAACAGGGTTTATTGCTGCCTATAAATCTGGTTTAATGCGAGCTATAATGTATCGCGGTTGAATCAGACTGCAGCAGCTGAAAAAAGACGAAAAAAAACCCGAGTCGGCAAACTCGGGCCTTTTTTCAGGAGCAGCACCACGATAAACGCAACACAGTCCCTACGAAGATTTGTGCGTTTATTGTGGCTGCTCCTGCGGATTTTTTCAACCCGAAAAATCATAAATTCGCATGGAAAGGCTTAAAATGACCTTACAAGAATTCTATGCGGCTCGCTTCGGTAGCGATCCGTATTCATTGCTTGAAGCAGCGCGGGATGAGCTGTCAGAGCTGGCCACAATGGCTGGCATTAACTGGGCAGCATGTGCTGATAACATTCAGTTGAACCCGCGCGGCGGGGAAGAACGTTATTCAAAATATAACGGTGGCGCCCCCGAGGCTCTGGAAAAGAGCCTCAAAGGGCGTGTGGAAATCTACTCCCGCAAGGAACAACACAAAAGCGGCATCAGCTACCCATTCGTCAACTTTGTCCAGAAAGGGCATGACGAAGGTTCCTGGAGCGGCTTCTCCTTCCTGTTCGCCGAATACCGCCGTGAACAACAAAGAAATCATGCGACCGTGGTCGCACAACCTGCTGAAGAACTGGCGCGTATTGAACGCCAGGCAGAAGCCCGCAAGCGCCGCGCCGAACAGCAACGGATAAATGAACTTAAAAACAATCAGTTAGAGCAGGAACGATTGCTCGGATGGTTGGCGTTCCACAGTGCATGGGAACATGCGCCAGCTGAGGACGGGTCGTGGCCTTACGCAGTGAAAAAAGGCATTCGTGACGTATTCAGCGCTTGCGATATTCGTCGCGTGACCAGTCACGACAACGCAAAATGGAGCCGTGGACCGACTACATACATGGCGATTCCGCTGGCCCACCTGGACGGACGCAAAGACGGACAAATTGTCGGCTGGCAGCGTATCGACCAGCGCGGCGGTAAATTCCAGACCAGCGCGATCACCAGTGGTGATTTCGTCGGGGCGTGCTTTGTTATCGGCAACCTGAACGGCGCGCAAAATATTGCAGTGGTGGAAGGTTTCGCCACCGGCGCGTCCGTATGGCTGGCTACCCGTAAGGACCCGAAAAAAAGCTTTGATGCTGTCGTGGTCGCTGTGGCCGCAAACAACATGATCCATGTTGTTGAGCAGCTGGTGAACATGTACCCGGCAGCAAAAATTACCTGCGCCCTGGATAACGACCGCAAATCATCGGCTGAAGGTAAAGGCAACACCGGCTTACGTACCGGCTTCGATATTCTCGCAAAATTTAGCGGCATCAAATGCGTTTATCCCACCTTTGAAGACGATCCCCAGCTGGAGTGCAGCGACTTCAACGACCTGCACAGATTACGTGGACTCCGCGAAACCTGTCGCCAGCTATTCGCCAAAGGGAACCGCCTGAGTAACAGCACTGATTTGCTGTCTCTGACGCTAAACAAGCTGAAAACGGCTAAACGTGACAACCGCAGGACGTTTGCTAAAGAACTGCTAAACGCGGTGGATATTGGCATGCTGACCTGCCCGGTACCGAATAGCCCGGCGGATCTGTTTAACATGTTCTGCATCGTGCTGCGTGATATGGGACTGGAAAGTGTCTATCGCGCCACGGTTAAAGACCACATCGCACGCCGCCTGAACCGCAAATGCCGTACTGCCCAGGCTCCCCGTTCCTTTAGCGAGCGGATCACCGACCCGAACAAGCGTCCCCAGCACATCACGTATAAACGCTTTGAAACATCCGTGATGACGGATGAAATTCTGCAATACGTGCAGCAGCTGCAGGGCATCGTTATTGTTCGCGCCGGTATGGGATCAGGTAAGTCGACAGGCCTGCTGCGCCCATTGATGCATAACGCTGATCGCGGCGTTTCCGTTGCGCACCGCGTAAGCCTCATCGGTGGCCTGTGGGAAATGATGACAGAGCAGAAAGGGACCAAGGCCGATATTCTGCATTACCAGGACCCCGGCTATCAGGAAATGGCGCCATACGCGAATAAGCTGACCATTTGCATCAACTCCATCGTCAAAGGCTGCTGGCAGCCGCTGATGCGCCAGCATGACTATTTCGGCTTTGATGAGGCAACGCAGGGACTTCGCGCCATCCTTTCTGGCCGCGCAATGGAGAACCCGGTCGCCGTTTTCAATACGCTGATCGACGCGCTGGCCAGAACTGAATTGCACCCCATCATGGTAGACGCAGATGCTAACGATCTGCTGGTCGACCTGGCAGAACTGGCGATGAAGCGCCGCGAAGAAATGGGCCTGCCGGCATGGTTACAGATTCACGTCATCGAGCTTCCGGTCGACGTTCGCAACCGCGAAACGGGCGAACCTATCCGCGTATTCTACACCGAGAAAGATCGCATCATGACCGAGGTGATTAAAGCGGTGGAACTCGGTGAAAAAATCATGCTGGCGACCGATAGCTCAACGTTTGCCGAAGACGTTACCGCCACGCTGCGCCAGCGCTACCCGGAGAAAAAATTCCTCTGCGTAAACCAGAAGAGCAAGCCGGAACCCGAGGTTGAAGAATTCACCAATAAACCGAAGAAGATGGTGAAGAAGTACGACGGCCTGATTTACAGCCCGTCGATATCCTCCGGTGTCTCCATCGAGCAAAAGCATTTCGACCGCCATTTCGGCATGTTCTGCGGCGAAGTGGTCCCCAGCGATGCGATCCAGATGCTGCGCCGCGACCGCACAGCCAAAGAGTTCATCATCGGTTTTGACAAGGTTCGCGCACGACGCGAAACCGATCCGCAAAAAATTGAGCGTGCGTTTGTCCAGGCATTGCTGGCCACTGCCGGCATGAACGGCGAACTAACCGACGTTGTTTTCGACGGCGACCGCATTTCTATGGGTGTGGCCAACACCGATTTTACCCGGATGAAAATCAAGGCAGTAGCGATTGAGGCCTCCGCGCGTAATGACTACGCCAGCAATATGATCTGCATAATGCACAGCGACGGCTACAAGGTTGCCCCCCTGGCATCCGACGAGCTGGCGAACTGCGTCGGCAAGGAGCTGCGCAAGGAAGCCCGCGAAATTGTCTGGGAACAAACGCTGGATCTCCACCTGAATATCGAAACGCCGAACGAATCTGAACGGGAAGCCATTCTGAAGAAACGCGCCCTGACCCTGGAGGAGCAGGCGAAGCTGGTCCGCTGGGACATCGAGCATGAGCTGAAACTGCCGGTCAACGAGGACAACCTGAAATTCTACTTCGACGGCGCCCGCGATAAGGTTCGCCGTTATGAAACCATGCTGCTCGATGAGATCACCGCGCGGCGTTTCGACCGCGAGGAATCCGCGATCAACTTCACCTACGCTTTCAGGCAGGCGGGCCAATGGCAATACTTTACCGCCACCGCGATGACCCGCGAGCAGGCTGATGAAGCATTCCAGGCGAAACACCCTGGCATCACCGAGTACAAAGTCAAATCGACACCCGCGGTCGAGGTCGGTATGCGCGGCTTCTACGGCCTCAAATCTACGGTGCTACGCCAGTACTTCATTGACTGCGGCATCGACCCGGAAACCATGACCGGAGAAGCCACCCAGGCGCGCCTGGCATACGCCAGGGATAAACTCATGACCGCCGAACGGCGAGACCTGTTAAACAACGTCCTGCGCATTGGTGGCTTTATGACGCCCAAAGGCAAGCCGAAGGTCCCCGAGGCACTGTTTAAAACCATCTGCGAGTCGCTCGGCCTGAAAACCGACAAGCGCCGCGCCAGGGACGGAGACAAGCGCCCGACCATACGGTTTGTGGATCAGCAGTCGGCGGCGTTCATGATGGAAATTCTGGAGAACCGTAAAGACGACGGCCTGTCTCTGCAGTTGCGTAAAGCCGAGAAAGCCACCACCGAAGTGGATCACGGTTTAGATCTCAATATATATATGGATCATAAAACGCGATCCACAAACGAGCAGGATTTGGACGCCCCTCATTCAGTAATAACTGAGGCGCTGGCCGAGCTGCCGGTGCCGGTGCCGGAGGCCTGGGCGATGACCGCGCTGTCTGATGATGAGCTGGCCACAATGACCTCCTGGTCGCCAGCCAGCATAGCGATGACCTTCGCGTCCCTGTACCTCACAGAGTTCATGGACCGCCTCTCCAGCAACGAACTGCGCCGGCTGCGTGAATACATCACCGGTACGGTTACGGGCGGCTACGACGCGCAGGAGGCGTTCTATGGCTAAAGATATCGATGCACTTCTGGAACAGCAGGNGGATCAGGTGACCGCCGTTTTAAAAAGCCATGCGGCACATATTGAAAGCATGCTGGCGCAGCATCGCTTTCAGGTCGCGCAGCTGGCATTGCACAACAGCCCGGAACCGTTCGTTCATGAGGTATTCAACCATCTGCGTGATCGCCTGGTACAAGTCACCATCAATGAAGCTGGCCTTGCTGATGCTGAGGATGCGCGTTACCTGCTGAGAATACTTGATCGCATGGAATTGTCAGCATTAGAGGGGAAACCATTATGATTTACCGCAGGGGATGGGTGCCGGTTTTGTTTCGGCATGAGCTTGAGCGTAAGTTAAAAGAGCAGGGTTTCGAAAACTGGAAAGAGATATGTAATTTTCTTTGCGGTGAAGGGGATGACTACGCCGAATCAGCCAAAATGCCAGAGCAATACGATTACCAGGTGGTCGACAATACCAAATGGATGGCAAGCCGTGACGCGACGTTCTGGCAGCGTCTTAACCGCCTGTGGTTCGTGCCGCTGTATTTGTTGACCATTCCGTTCCAGTGGCTTATCCGTGGGCGTATGGGGTTTGAAACGACATCTAAAACGGGCGCATTCTTCAGCCGGTTAACCGGTTTGAAGTAGCCAGCGTATTGTTATGGTGTATAAATACTCTTTCTTTCCAGTAGTTAGCATTCAGAAGGAGAATTTTATATGCCACACAGCAATGGCAATGAAGGTACCCGTTTGGTCTGGTCAGTAGTAACCGGGGAAAAGACCGGAGGCGAGGAGCCTCATTTTGATTATCCTACCGCCCTGCAGGCGCTTATCATTGATGCGCAGAGTTACTTGCAGGAGATACAGAAAAATCCTCAGCTGGAGCCGCGTCCAATTGGTCTTTTTTGCGAAAAAATACCAGATGAGGAATTTTTAGGTCGTTGACGGCTCCTATCATACTAACTGATCAGGTTCTGATCAGTTAGTAAAGCAAACTATAAAAACCCCTGTCGCCGTGACTGGTCACGGGGTAAAATCTCTATGTAATTTATTGACGTGCGTTGCGTTTTGGCGGTAAAGTTAGCCCGCTGCAGCAAAATCTGTAGCCGGGCGTAGGAACCCGATTAACCAAACGACGCACAGCACGCGCCAGCGTGTTTTTTTGTGTCTTTTGCCTGTACGCATCCAAATTATGGTGGCTCAGGCGGGGCAGCCGAAAGGCTGGCCGGTCTCGTTTGGTTCCGGTATTCCTACCCCCGTCTGGGCTACCACCCTCAAAAGAGCGTAGGAACTCTGGTGGTAGCACCTCTAACCAAACTGGAGTGCGCACCATGTTCAAATTCAGGTTCGCGGCGATCTGCCGTACCGATAAAAAATCCCATATCCATCATCTGTCCACTATCGCCTCATCCGAGCACGAAGCCCGTCGCCAGTTCGCCAGCCGTTTTGTTCTCGTTCTGTCAGCCCGTATCCGGGTTAGCGGGGTGGCCGCATGAATCAGGTGCAGTTAAACACCCAGGGCCTGCTTGAATCGATTGAGGAGCGCCTAGCGCAGATAGAAGCGCTGGTTTCCTCCGCCCATCGGACGATCTCCAGTTACGAGGCCTCACTGTATATGCAGGAGGCGGCAGAATTACTCCAGGTTGCCCGTGAGCTGGTACAAGAGGCCCGAAGCTGTTCTTCCTCTCTGTCAGCGCAGCTGACCGCCAGGGAGGCCAAATGAACGCACTATCTGTTTTCTCGTTTCAGGAAAACCACCCCGTTCGGGTGGTTCTGGTTAATGGCGAACCGTGGTTTGTGGCTAAAGATATCTGTGATGCATTGAAACTAGTGAACTCACGAAAAGCATTGTCATCGCTTGATGATGATGAAAAAAATACCGTAACTTTAAGTGACGGTAATCGTGGGAATCCTAACATGTCCATTATTTCTGAGTCTGGCCTGTACACTCTGATCCTCCGCTGCCGCGATGCGGTGAAGCAGGGAACGACGGCCTGGCGGTTCCGCAAGTGGGTCACCAACGAGGTTCTGCCAGCTATTCGGAAAAGCGGTGAATACAGCTACGTCGAACCCGCGCCAAAAAGCGCCGGTGAACCATTGGACTGGCGGCAAAAGGAAGAATTACGCGGCCTGATAAACGATATAGCCCAAAGTTTTCGGTACCACAACGCATGGAAAAGTGGTGTATGGCTGGCGCTACGTCGCGCCTGCAGGAATCCATCCCCCAATCCGATTACGGTTGACGATCTCCCGGCCATCACTGCCGAGTTGCGCCGGATATTAACGTCGGCAGAAACCGCGCTGGACAATATGCGGACCTACGAGCGGGAATTTTTGCGTGAGGTGGTTCGTGGGGCGCGTCGGAGTGTGTCGCGAGAGGAATTATCAATCATCGACCTTGGCTCAGAGGTGGAGAAGGTGCTGCCAGCGCATTTCGAGCTGGCCATCAATAAACTGGAGGCCTTATCCACAAAATTAGAGGCTCCTGCCGTCTCTTCCTGATTTTGTAGGGCTGGATACTGGAAAGGCCACAGGCGATAACCTGTGGCCTTTTTGTCACTTGAAGTAGGCACTCCAGGCAGATTGCATTGCCTCTACCCGATTACCGGCGGCACCAGACCAGGCGTAATGACGGCCATCGAATTCAAACTCCACCATGTAGGTACCATCGCCATTATCCCTCGGCGCTTTAAAGTTTGGCTTGGCAGGATGTTTCTCTTCCTGCTCAGCCTCCTCGGCCTCTTCAGCGTCGTCCACTTCCTCCAGTTCCTCTCCTTCGCTTTCGTCTACTTCGATCTCATCGTCATCCAGCGTTTCATCTTCCTGGTCTCCGTCATCGAGATCGGCGTCGTCGATGGGCTCAAGAATTTCTTCATCAGGCAGGACTATTGCAGGCGCCTCGTCCTTCAGTTGCCACTGCCCATTTTCACCGACGAACTGGCCCAATGCATCGGCGGCAAACTCCAGGTAGCGAGGAATCAGCCTGGTACTGAAGTTAAATGGTCGCAGGGTACTGTTTGTGATCTTTATCGATGGGTCCTGCTCCACCAGCTGCTTCACGGTTTCATGAATACGAACCCCGGCGTCGCCTTTGGCGAAATCTGGCATCATGCTATCCAGCTTTTGCAGCGCTGCCAGCCGGGTATTTTCCTCGCCAACATGTGGACGCCAGGTTCTGGAGAAGTTTGCCAGTTTAAACTGCTTATAGTGCAGCTGGGTGTTTTCATCGTCATGACCGAGAATCTCCATGAAGAAAACGTCCTCATCGACATTCTTCCACCGTGGGTCAACGCGGAAAAACATTTCATAGGCAATGCGGGCGTAAATAGCGCGGCTATCTTTATAAACGCGGCGGTCATCGCCTAAGAATTTTTTTACCCACGGATTAAACGCTGTCGCTAGAATAGCGTTAATACGACCATTTTCAGAGCGAGTATCATTTTCCCCATACCCTTTAACCACTTCATCAAAATCCGCAGCAGCAGGGCAGGAGCGAAGTTGGTTAACCAGACTCACAAATAAATCAGCGTCGCAAAGAGTATATATTTTTCTTGATACACCTTTATCTTCTGAGCGTTTTTTAGCTTGCCCTAAGAATGTTACTGTATATTTACCTGCGACGGAAAATTCACCCTGAAGCATGATTTCAATCATTCGTCGACCAGATAGCGCCGCAAGCGCGAACGCCAGAGGGGCCATACCTCGACGGGTGGTTAAATCAAACGAAGATATAGGTTTATTGATTATATCGTAGATAGCCTGCATATAGCGCGGATAGTCAATCACAACCACGTTGCGCTTTTTCTCGCTGAGTATGTTGGCCCAGCGCTGCTGGATGGAGGTTCGCTCTGCAGAGCTAAGCTGCAAGTGATAGAGGACCTCATGGTTTACTTTCAGATTGTTTAAATCTTCCAGAAGCGAAGAGCCTTGCTGGAAGAGTTTATAAAGATAATCTCGCTTTTCTTTCCAATCATCACTGTTTAAATCACTAATAGCAAATTGCCATTCTGGATATTTATTGGCAAGTTTGGCTAATTTTGCATCGCTGTTTTTCGCACCGATTTTTATATTTGATAAATCTTCTGCCAATGGCATTATTTCTTTTAGCTTGGCTTGCAGAGCTGACATATTTTGTCGAATTGATGCCGCAGGCATAGAAAGCCATGAGGATAATTCCTCATTGTATAATGGATACTTTTCGGATAATTTTATTACGTTTTTTTCAAAGTTATGATGTAATTTATCATCAAATCTTTTCCTTGCCCGGCTCATATAGGCATTGAAAGTATTAGCCGAAATTCTTTTTTCTAAGCTTTTTCCGCGAAACTTTCTTTTATCATTAAATAATGCATTCTTATATTTTATAGCTGCGGCTTTAATTTTCTTTGTTTTTTCGCCTTGTGGACGATCCGAGGCGTCGATAGCCTCAACCTCGTTCACAAGCGAATTGATTAGCTCACCAATCTTCACCTTACGCATGGTCTACCTCCTGTTCTCGCCCTTAATCATCATAACACAAACTGAGAAACA